GGTGATAGCTACCACTACGTTGCTAGTCATGGCATTGCACTTCGACTGTTTCCTTGTTATGAGATTGACAGAGAGAACTCGGAGTTTGACGATAATGGTCTTCCGGTTGTTCTCAAGTACCACACGGATAAGCCAGTCCTCTTCTCTAAGGAGCACTTAGAACAGGAAGAAAGAGAGTTTGGTCCAGCGGCATTTGGTACACAGATGTTATGTTGGCCACAAGCTGGTCAGGAAAGAAACTTTAAAAGAGAATGGTTCCAGACTTTTGAATTTGATAGTCTTACAGACTTACTGAATATTGGTCCTAGGATTATCCTAGTTGACCCAGCAGATAGTAAGGATAAAAATTCATCCTATACAGTTATGTGGGTAGTTGCTCTAGGAAAAGATAGGAACATTTATGTAGTAGATGGGATTCGGGATAAACTAAATCTAGGTGAAAGAACCGATCAACTCTTTAGACTCCATTCCTTGTGGAAGCCAATCGAGGTACGATACGAAAAGTATGGACTCTTTACTGATATCCCCCATATCGAGGAAGTACAGAAGCGTAGACTTTACCACTTCCCCATTACAGAAGTCAAGGGGTTTGTTAAGAAAGATGATCGAATTGCCAGATTGGTTCCTCTATTCTCTCAGTCTCGTATTTTCTTTCCTAAGTCTCTTCCTTATGATACTGTGGATGGGGAAGAAACAGACTTAACAGAAAGCTTTCTCAAAGAAGAATTTCTACAGTGGCCTACTGGTGTTTACAAGGATATGCTAGATGCTCTTGCCAGAATTGAAGAACCAGAACTAGTACTACCTTGGCCTAGAGATGACTACAAAGAAGAGATCGACAGACGGAAAGATAAGTGGAAGAAGTTGCTAAAGAAACAACGAAAAAGTTATAGTTGGATGGGAGCCTAATATGCCCGGTTTAAATGATATGTTTGGTCAAGGTAACGTTGACCTACAGGCCCTAGCCCAGATGGGGACGATGACTCCTCCTGGTGGAGCGGCTATTCCTAACGCGGGGATTGAACAGCCGTTGCCCCCTATTACCGATGCTGGGGGTCTTATGGAGATTCTTAAACAGCTAGGTGGGGGACAGATTGACCCTGAAATGGCTGCCTTGATTCAAGCTCTCGTTGGGAAAGAACAGGAAGCTAGGGGATTCCAACCTCCGGCTCCCAACCTAGGCCCCGGTACGTGGGGAGAAGCCCAAATGCAGGGGCAACCACAAGAAGACCCCAAATGGTGGGAGCTTGAGTACTTGAAGAGCATGGTCCCATAATGGATATTAGTTACGAATACTTTAAGGCAGACCTTCGTGGGGCATTAGATTATATTAGCCCCTGGGAGAAGGATGCACTTAAATCCTTTCGCTTCGCCGCGTTGAAGCAATGGGACGATATAGATGAGCGTAAGCTTATCAGTGAACATCGTCCTCCGTTGGTCTTTGACAAGACGAGGGTCATTATCGATTCGGTTGCTGGCACCCAAACCATGAACCGGAATGAGGCTAAGTTCTATCCTCGTAACCTCCAAGGTGAAGATGTTGATGATATGGCCTCGGAAGCATACGAGGAACTCCACCGTTGGATTCGACAAACTGCGATGATTGCCCAGCAAGAGTCCCAAGCATTTCGGGATACTCTAATTTGTGGAGTTGGTTGTACCGATACCTACATGGATTACCACAGTACTCCACAGGGCAGATTGATTGTTCAAAGAGTTCCTGTCTTCCAAGTACTCTGGGACCCAGATGCTATTGATATGAACTTCCGTGATGCCGACTTTGTAATCCGAGATAAGTGGATTGCTGAGGAGGAGTTCCAAGAACTTTATCCTGACTATGACGGGTATAAACTCAAGGACACTAGTGACCAAGGAGTCTTCGCTAGGGCCTACGCTCGTATGACAAATCGAGACAATGCCGCATACTCGGGCAGGCAAGGTGGCATTACGTACTATGATCCTCACCGGAAGAAGGTTCATGTTTGGGAGTACCAGTGCAGGAAGTCGATACCCTATGTCTATATCCTAGTTCCTACGATGGAAGGCTTTATGCCCCTAGAGGTAAAGAAGTCCGAGAAGGATAAGGTACTACAGCAGGTACACGAGCAGGTAGAGGCTTTACGCCTAGAGGGTGGGGTACCAGAAGAAGCCGAGATTACCTACAATGACTTCTTTAAGTACGAGTACCGGCGAGCTATTGTAGCTGGTAAGGAAATCCTAGACCAAGAAGTTGATCCAGTAAACGACTTCTCATTGAAATTTATTACGGGGTTTGAGGACTGGTCCGAACCTCAAACTAAGAGATACTTTGGCTTGATGAAGCCAATGAGAGGACCACAAGAGTTCTATAACAAGTTCCTATCCCAAGCTATCCATATCTGGTCTACTAGCCCACACGGGGCTATGCTATACGAGCCGGGTTTCTTCATAGATGAGGAAGAAGCCAGAACTCAGATTGCACAACCTGATGCAATGATCCCAGTAAACCACGGACAACTCTCCGTTGGTAGACCTAAGTTTGAAAGACTAGAAGCACGAACCTCCTTTGCGGGTTCCGAACCACTCTTTGATGTAGCTCAGGCATCTATTACAGATGCCAGTGGTGTTAACCCTAATGTTACAGCCGGTCTAGCTCAAGATGTTCGTAGAGCTGCTACGAGTGCTCTACAGCTTATTCAGCAACAGAACCTCTCAACGCTTGCCACACCGTTTGACGCATTAGAACTTTATCACCACGACCACGCTTTATTGGCGTTAACTTTTGCACGAGAATACTTTTCTGACGATGTAATCGCCAGGGTACTCGGTCCAGCCAAGGCTCAACTCACACAACTGACTCGTGATGAAATGGTGGAATCTTATGATATCGTTATCGAAGAAGCCCCGACCTCACCAAATCGTCAGATGCAAGTACTTGAGACACTGGTTCAGACTGATACCATCGGTACGCTATTGAATGCTGGATACTGGCCCCCATCTGGGTGGAAGTATCTAGGACTACCAGAAGACCTAGCTAGAGACATTGAGCAAATGCACATGATGATGCTAGGGATGCAAATGCAGCAACCTCAACCCGGTGCAGAAACCGGAGAAACAGCCGTCCAATAAGGACAGGAGGATGAAACTATGCCAACACTTGAGGAGGCCAAACAGGCCAAGATCGAGCAGCTCACTAGTAACCGCTCGTGGGGGAAACCAGAAGATGACCCCATTGAGTGGGGCCTCGATGAAGAAGAAGGGGAAGAACTAGAAGAGAGTGAAGAAGAAGAAACGGAGCAGGAAGAGGAACAGGAGAACGAGGAAGGTTCAGAGGAAGACGAGGAACAGGAAGAAGAAGGTGAAGAACCTCCCGAAGTACAAGCCCTCCGAGAACAAGTAGAACAACTCCGTAAAGAGTCCGAAGGTCGTCTGAGTGAGGTTTTTAAAGAACGACGACAACGGCAGGAACTCAAAGAAGAACTAGCAAAGATTAATGAAAAGCTAGGAGATAAGAAAGAAGAAGAGGAAGAAACAGACGATCCCTTTGAGCGGTTGGAGAAGCGGCTAGACAAGTATGCTCAAACAACCAAGGAAGAGATTGAATCCTTTAGACAGGACTCAATCATGCAGGGTGTTCAAAGGGAAGCCCAGAAGGTTGTATCAACTGGTGTCGCCCTCGAAGATCAGTTCCGAACAGAACATGAAGATTATGATACAGCGTATAATGTAGTAGAAGAACAGGCTAAGCGAGAACTACTAGCTAGTGGTATCCCGCCTGAGTACATTCCAGAAGCCCTACAACTCTATACTATTCGCTTTATGAAATCTCAATTAGATACTGGTCAAAATCCGATTGAGACTATTTATGCTACGGCTCAGCAACTTGGCTACCAACCCAAGAAGTCAAAGCCGGGTAAGACCCAAACGGTTGCTTCTCCGCCCAAAAAGCAGAGGAAAACTAGTTTAAGCAATGTTGGTGGGTCTAGTTCAACACCAGCAAATCGGCAAGGTGTTGTTGACCACGAGCAGCTCAACCAGAATCTTTCCAAAGCCGATCGGATGAGACTCTGGCGCGAGCACCCTGGCTTCTATAGAGATTTACAGGAGAAGGGAGAAGCTCAACTTCCCAAGGAATACTTGGAGAGACTTGGCGCTGAGGACTAAACAATCGTCCCTACTCAGCAGGACGTACTCGCCACCTAGAGGCGTAATCCTAGGTTATCGACAGTTGGAAGGGCGTTACTCTTCCTGTAGTCATAGACCTATATTCACATAAAGGAGACTCACATCATGGCTGTTCGCAATAATGCTACAGGCGATGCATGGGTCAACTCTGAACTTAGCGAAGGTCTAGAAGCTGCGGTATTGGATAAGGTTCATTACCTAAACTACATTGGTGCTGGTTCTACCAGCGTCGTGCAGAAGAAGGATGAACTGATCCGAGAAGCAGGCGAGCAAATCACAGTTACTCTACGTTATCAGGATACGGCTGCTCCCCTTGGGGAGTCCGATACCTTCGAGACAAATGAGCGGGCAATTGTTACTGCGTCTGATTCGTTTGTTATTGGAGAGATGGGTACACCTTATCGGTGGAAGACCAAAATGTCCAGACAACGTGTTAAGTATGAGGACCGTGAGGAAGCCTTGGCTGCTATCTCCGATAACCTAGCTAATGCTCTAGATCAGAGCTTGATGAATCAGCTTGCTGGTTACAACGCCACTAGTGGTACAACTTACGGATCAACAATGAACGGCCTCAATACTATTGAGCCGGTTGATTCTGCCCACCAAATTTATGGTGGTGATGCTACTAGTGACGAAACACTAACCACTGATGGGTCGGACAAGTTTACACTTGATCTCGTATCCAAAGCTGTTTATCTTGCTAAGTCCTCAGTAGAACCACGTATCCGACCTGCGCAGATTCCTGGTCTGGGTGAAAAGTACATTGTATTTATCCATCCAAATCAGCTCTGGCAGCTCCGCGTACAGGATAGTCGTTGGGACAAGGTACAAATGGCCTTCCTACAGGGAGGTTTCATTGACCGTAACCCACTTCTAACCGGCGCGGCTGGTGTATGGGATGACTGTCTACTCGTTGAATCCAATCGTGTACCCACGGGCGTTCACTCGTCCTCGGGTGCAGAAGTAACAACTGCTCGGCGTGCCATTCTTTGCGGTGCTCAGTCGGCTGTTATTGGTTGGGGCAGAGTAGGTGGTAGTCCTGGTTCGTTTGTGTGGGAGGAAGAGAGATTTGACTTCGGTCGTGAGCGCGCCATCGCTGGTTCGTGTCTCGTCGGAATCAAGGCTCTTGGTTTCCAGAAGCCCGGTAATGCCGATGTATCCCGTTTCGGGACCATGGTCATTTCCACTGACTCACAGGCTCCGGCCTAAACCGTAAAGGAGGTAAATTATGGCAGCTTCGGTTGTTGATAGCACTACCTCTGATTTTGTCACACGGCAGCATTTCGGTGCAGTTCCGTTTGACAAGACGGTGACTATTGCTACCACATCTATTGATGAGGCGGGTGATGATGTGCTTCTGTTCAAGTTCCCTGCTGGAGCTATGCTCCCTGGGTTCTGGCTCCCGGTTCAGGTCACTCCTAGTGACATGGACACACACGCCACACCTACATTAAAACTAGACTTCGGTATTGCTGATTCGGACGGTGTTATTGACACTGTTCTTATCAACGATAGCACTGGTGGTCAAACCGGCACTATCGACTATACCGATACTGGTGTTGCAGATTGGGTCGATGTTGGTGATAAGTACTTTGGCATGACTGTTGTAACTGCTGCGGCTACGGCTGCTGCGGGTACAGTGGCGATTGCTGGTGTATACTTCATCAACCATCGTGCTCTAACTGCATAAATTAAAATAATATAGTTAAGGTGAACCGCATTAAGATGTCCTCCACCTCGCTTATTGATTTGCGGCACTGCTCCTTCGGGGAGGTTTAGGGGCTAACTATATTTCTTTAGGAGTTAAAAGAATGAAGAAATTTATCACAGGGGCAGCTTTAGCTCTTTCACTACTTGTTGCCCCTACATTCGCACAGAACTTCCCTAATCAGTTTGGGCTATGTCCTGGCGCAAGTGGTGATACTACAAATAACCCTAACATCTGCGTGGAGCAGACTAGTGGTGACATTGAAGTTAAGACTATCAATGTTGCTACATCGCTAGAGATTAATGAGGTAGCTGTAACAGCAAGTGCGGCTGACCTTAATGCTGCTAGTGCGGTTCCTGCGTCTATTACAGTAGTAGCTGCCAATGCTGCGGCCAATACTGTAGACGTAGTAATCACTGTTCTAGACGGTGATGGCTCAGCTATTACTAGCCCAGTACCTATTTTTGTCTGGCTTAGTGACGCCGCCACTGGTGTTAGTGGTTCAGCCCATACTCATTCTACAGGACCGGCTTTTACAGTCGGTGAAGAGTGGGCAGAGCATATCACCAATGATGCTTGGACAGTCCTCACAACTGCTGCTGGTACAGTGACACTACGTCTTGTTGACACAGCTAATGAGAATATTACGGTAAACGCAGCTTTAATGTCAGTACGTGGGTCTGATACCACGGTTGCTGGCGACTGGAGTTAATAAGTTAGGGAGGGGATATGTCTGACTACGGAACAATGCTGGAGAGAATTAAGTATGAGTTGCCCCGAGGTACCTCAACGGACGATACTCGTGTAACTCTAGCGATCATCTCAGCTATTGAACGTAACAGGCATATCCCTTTCTTTTTTAATGTTGACACAGCTACGTTTGCAACAACTGCTGGTGAACAGGCGTACGGCAACGTAACAGCAGAAGGTGCTGGTGCTGGTTATCCAGATGACCTTCTTGGCATCCTAACACTGTTTGTTAACTATGGTGGGGACATTTGGACCGAAGCGGAATCTGTACCTATTGACGAAATCCGTAGGGAGTTTGTTTCGGATAGCTACCGTGGCTACGCGAATAAGTGGTCTTGGTATAATAACCAAATCTACTTAGACAGGAATCCACACGTAGCATACGATATCCGATTAGACTATCTAAAGGATATTGGCACCCCCGTAGCAACTTACGACGGCGCTTGGAACTTCTACGAAGAAGATGGCTCTACCGCCTTAGCCAGTGCATACACGAATAGCTGGTTTACCAGTGGTGAAGAACTTATTAGAACTGATGCAAAAATTGACTTGCATGAAAACTGGTTAAAAGATGATCGGTCTGCTTCTAGACTTAGACGTAGACTCGATGAGATTAAACATATCGTAAAGGCCCGTGGTGAGGCTCAGAAAGGACGAAAGACAGTAACCCCCTATGCCTAGTACAAAGTTACCAATTGGAGTCTTCGCTCCTGACTCAGAGATTATTGATAGTCCTTCGTTAGAGGACTGTGAAAATCTCCTGCCCGTTTATGGGTCTTATAGACTAGTTCCTAAGCCCCAAGTAGTAAGCTCCTTGAGTGGAACGTCTGATACTGACCCCGTTAGTGGAGGATATGTACACCTAGTTACCCTAGACCGGAGTCTACAGTTTGCTCGTCCAAAATCAGACTGGGCTACTTCTGTATTCCACTGGGCGGATGAGTTAAATCGTAATCCTTATTATTATCCC